CTTTGTTGCCGATACCTGCGACGAAACACTCAACTACGCCCTGAGCCTCGTCAATGTTGAACTGGCCAGGAATGGCTTTAAATTGAATGTCTTGCTGACTCATGTCGCTCCTAATGTCCTAATTGATAATAAATGATAGGAACTCAAACGATTGCAAGTATTGAATACAGATATTGCTGTTTCTTTAAATAGGTTTTGCTATTTACAGAAATTAGATGTTTGAACCCATTGACCACGCACGACGTGTTTCGTCTTCGGCAATCTGTGATTTCTTTTTAGCAAGAAGATTGGTAAATGTTCCAACAAGGGCGGTTCTCAAGGTTGTCGCCTTGTCTTCTTCGCCAATAACACCAAGCGTTGCATATACCGCATTGTTGATTTCTTGTGCTGTTTCTTCGTTCACTGACTTAATTCTGGCAATTTGTGAGTTGACATGAGCAACGATGTCTTCTTTTTTCAACGGCATCTTGACAAGGTTTTTTTCAGAATACGTTGTTTGTGCGTCTTGGATAATTGCATTGAGAACAGGCCTGATGTCTTCGTCTATCTGCTTAGCCCATATATCGGTGCTAAATATGCTTTCAACGTCAAGCGCCCCTGTTGCCAATAGTTTTCTAGATTTGATGCCAGATGCTTTTTCAAGAACAACTCTCTGCTGTCTTTCAAACACTCTTTCTAGGCTTCTGTCAAGAATCTCGGTCCATCGGCTAAATGTCGTGTCAACTTTTGTTTGCCACTCTTGCTCTGTTTTAGTTTGTAGCGCCGAGTAGTTTGCGGATGCTTGCGCTGGAGCAGTCGGAATGGCTCCCTGCTCTGGAGACATTGCCGGGTCAACTGGAGGCATTCCTGCTCCTTGCGCCATTTGCTCGCCTTGTGTTGCAAGTTCCATGGCACCTTGCATTGTCGTCGGGTCTGGGGGCATTCCCTCTGCCCCTGGAGGCATTCCTGGCATTCCTGGTGGCATTCCTGGCATTCCTGGTCCTCCTGGTGCTCCTGGTGCTCCCATTACGCCAGCCTGTGCAGGTTCTTCCATCTTCTTCTTTGTGTTTGCAATTGGAGTCAGGTTTGGATTCATTAAAAGAGAATCAGCGAGGTCGCTTTCAACTTCTTTTCTGCCTGTACCGATTCTGTATTCGTTAGTACTAATTAGACCTTGACCCAGTTCGTCTTTCAGGTATCTGTTTCTTTCCTGTTCGTAAAGAATCAGTACAGGGACGTTCCTAACATCAAAATCAATATAATACTGGTCATCCAGTTCGTCCAAGGCGCGAGCAATTGGCTCCAAGTGTGGAAGCATTGTTTCGTTCCAAAAAACTCGGATTTCTTCGCCAGCATTAGAAAACGTCCTGCCAGCGGCATTTCCGATAACTGATTCAGGAACACCAAAAGATGCCAGAATCTCTTCTTTGGTGATTTGGCGCATTTGAATGTATGCAGCATCACGGGGGCTAGCGGAGGTGTCAACAAAGTCGGCACCGTCGTCGGATGAGATAACAGTCGTTGCTCCAGCACGAGCAATATTTCCTCTAAATCTGCTTTTTAGTTCTTCTTTGTCATCATCGTCAATTTCGCCACGCAAAACGAGGAGACCGCCAGGGCGACCATCGTTGAGTAGGTAGTTTCTGTTATAGACCTTTGCCAAGTTTTCTATTTCCACAGCAATGCCAGCAGCCTCTAATGGGGTCATTGACAGGTATGGGTCTAACGGGTGTGGCTTACGAATCCAAATAACATCTTTGGGTTTCATGTTTATGATGCTGCCGTTTGGCATCTTTACTTCGTACCCAGCAACAAAGTTTCTTGGGTCAGGAATCGGCGCAGTACTTTGTGGTGGTAGGAGGTTGAGAGCAATAACACCGCCGTCCCTACCGTAAATTTTTTCTATAAACACGCCTCGGGTGCTCATTAAAAGTTGAGAAGAAAGCCTGTATCTAAATATGAATGAATTTTCGCCTATATTGGATTTTGTATTCAGAATTTTCAATATCTCTGAATTTTTTGCTTTTGAGCCCGTAATAATCTCACCCTGTGGAGAGTTGTCTTTCCTAAGCACGACCGGGAGTCTTGCTTGGTTTCCGGCGATTGCGTCAATACATCTGGCAACCCAGGTGACTTTTTGCATTCCTTCTTTATAAACGCGTTCAATATCCCAGGAGTCGGAATAGGCCTTCCCTGCGTAACCGGGGTTATGCGAAATTGGCGCGCCAGGTCCTACGCTCTTTGCGGACTGATTGTTCAGTGATTTATTATTAAAGTTGTTCCAAGCCATTTTTTACTCAAGACCTAGCAATAAACCGAAAATTCCGCATGTAACACCCGCCGCAATGAAACCCAAAGCAGGCGAAACCATGCTCGCCCCTATACTTGTAAATAATATAAATCCTACCATTAAAACGTTGGCGAAGAACGGGCGTGTTAACAATTCTTTTACTACCCCCCATAAAAACTTAATACTCTTTACACTTACAGACTTCGTTTTAGTGATGAAATTATTCATATGCTCACACCGTAGCGCATAAAACATGCCTAATGTGCAATTGCCCTACAGAAAGAAAACCATGACTACCGACTGGATAAAAGTTCTTGAATATTTAGAACCCAAAAAACCTGAATTCTGTCCAGAGGAAGCATCTATCACGCAAAAAGTTTTTTTAAGAACCAACGGTATTGAGGCGTTATTTGGCGGAGCAGCAGGTGGAGGCAAAAGTTCTGCATTGCTGATGTCTGCTCTCCAGTATGTAGATGTGCCCAACTATTCGGCAATTTTGTTCAGACGCACATACGCCGACTTGGCGCTTCCTGGTGCTCTCATGGACAGATTTAAATCATGGATAGAGGGTTCTGACGAAATTCACTGGAACGCAAACAGTTATGTTGCCACCTTCCCTTCTGGTGCGAGAGTCTCTTTTGGGTACTTAAATAACACCAACGACTATCTTCGCTATAAGGGTTCAGAATTTCAGTTCATCGGAATGGATGAAGTTACCGAAATCCGAGAATCCGACTACAGGTACATGTTCTCCCGTCTCCGTCGTCCGAACTCTGGACCACTTTCTCAGGTTCCTCTTCGGATGAGGGCGGCATCAAACCCCGCCCCCAACTGGGTTAGGCAGCGATTTATTGTTGAGGGAATGGAAAAGGGACGCATTTTTGTGCCGTCAAAATTGACAGACAACCCTGGAATTGACGCAGACTCCTACCGACAGGCTCTTCAGGCTCTTGACCCTGTTGAACGGCGAAGACTAGAAGAAGGTGACTGGTGGAGCACCACCCTGGGAACCCTGTTTGAAAGAGAAAATATAATAATAATTGACAACAACGAGGTGCCTACCGTCACATCAGCGGCTAGGGCTGTGCGTTTCTGGGACCTTGCAGCAACTGAACCGTCCCACGTGACCCCCAACCCTGACTGGACAGTCGGAACATTGATGCTTTTTGACGGTGGTGTTGCTTATGTCTTAGATGTCAAGAGAGCCCGCGTCAAAGGAGAGAAGGTGGAGCAACTGGTCGCTCAGACCGCCTACGAGGACGGCAGGGGAGTCGCCATCAGGATGGAGCAGGAGCCTGGCTCTTCAGGCAAGGCCTTGGTGGACCAATATGCCAGATATGTTGTTCCTGGCTTTGATTTTGCAGGAATACGCTCAACTGGGGATAAATTAACCAGGGCTAGACCATTTGCGGCGGCTGTGGCCAACGGAAACGTAAGAGTTGTAAGGGGTACATGGTTGAGCGACTGGATGGATGAACTTTCCTCATTTCCTGAGGCCTGCGACCATGACGACCAAGTTGACTCCGTTGTTGGAGCATTCACACATTTAACCGGCCTCGGGTTGCCACAAAGGAAAATCGTCAGTATCATCGTCTAGGTACCTACTACTAACCCCAGGTACTTACTACTAGACGGAGAGAAAATGATAACTCCAGCAGATTTACGAATCATGCTTATGACCCTTGACAAGTTCCTTAATAGCGAAGACGTCAGCGAGGCAGACCTTGATGTTTGGTCTGAACATCTTGTAATGCTTAACCATGTAAAGAAAGACATTGCCTTAATTTACGATTCGTTTGCAGCCAAGATGGTTGAAAAAATGCAATCTGAAAAGAAGACGGAATTGACCCTCAGCACCGGTGCTGAAATCAAATGCAAGGTTGGTTCTGCCCGTAAGTCATGGGACAGTAAGGGTCTCATGATGCAAGTTTTTGAACGCCTTCAGCAGTCTTCCGTTGATATGGATACTGGCGAAGTTACGTTGTCAACTGAAGAAATTGTCAATAAGATACTTGATTATGTCCAGCCTTCATATTGGCGGGTTGGGGCACTAAACGACTTGGGCATCAACGCAGACCAGTACTGCGAAGTTGGTGAACCAAAAACAAATATCGCTATCTATACAAAAGGTGAAAAATGACAATGGCTACTAAAAAAATTGACTCAACAGAAGAGACTGAGGTTGTAGAAAACATGAACAATGAAGAGATGTGGACACGTCGCCAAGAGGAAATGCGCTTAAAAGCAGTTGCTGAGAGAAACAGTATTCAAGTATCCCTGAATGAAGCATTCCCGAAAGAAGTTGAACGCCAACTCAAAAAAGGCGGAACTTCTCTTACCTACATTCCAGTGAGCGAAGTAATCTCACGACTCAATAAGGTTCTTGGATTTGACGGTTGGTCATACGAAATCATCAAGTGCGAACGAGATGCTCTTGACCCAGAATTTATTGTTGCTCATGTTCGTTTGAATGTTTACGGAACCGACAGGTTCACTAGCGTTACCAAAGATGGTTTTGGTGGTCAAAAGATTAAGCGCACAAAAAACGGCGACATTGTTGACTTGGGTGACGAATTCAAGGGTGCGGTTTCTGATGCACTTAAAAAAGCCGCTCAGGCACTTGGTGTGGGTCTTTATCTTGCTCGCACCGAAGAAGCAATGGAGGCAGTTGATGCAATTCCCGAGCCCACTATTGACCCAGTTATTGAAGAACTGTGGATAAATTTTGTGAGTCTTTCAAAGTCCTTGTCTCCAGAACACAAAACACGACTTGGTGCATTTTGGGAAAAGTACTCAAACGGTCGCCCCAAGCCGACAAAGGCAACTGCCACTCAGGAGGACTTAACTGCCCTCTTGGAGCATTGTCTTGTTCTCTCATTTGACGCAACGGCGCGTGAAGACATTGACAACGTTTAATCCTCCACCTCATCTTTCTCCTTCTTCCATGGGGACATTTGAACAGTGTCCACTCAAATTCAAGTACTCAAAAATTGACTTGATGCAAGAAGACCCTACAGAGGCAACCCTAATGGGTAACTTTGTTCATGATGTTCTTGAGGCTCTCTATCATGTTGAAAGCACTTATAGGACTGAGGACGAAGCGAAACTCTTAGCAGCCCAACTTTGGGAAAACGGCTGGAGCGACAGGGTCAAGCCTTGGGTTCGTGGAGACGAAGCACTGCGAATGTTCAGATGGAAGTCATGGTGGTGTATCCAAAATCTATGGAAGATAGAAGAACCAACACTTCTGTCCCCAATGGGGCTTGAGCACGAACTAAACGGTGAAATCGGCGGAGTTCGCATCAAAGGATTCATTGACAGGTTTGATAAAAACGAGACAGGATTTACTATCTCGGATTACAAAACTGGAAAAACTCCAAAGAAAAACTGGATTAGCGACAAGTTTTTTCAACTACTGATTTATTCTCACCTGCTTGAATCAACTGGTGTCGGCAAAGCAACGAAGGTTGAACTTCTTTACCTAAAAGATGGTGTTCAGTTTAGTCAAGCAGTAACTCAGCAGGACCTTGACAAAGTTGAATCAACTGTTATTGAAACAAAAAAGAAAATAGACGTAAAGTGTGAGACTGGTGAGTTTGAACCGAACAAGTCAATCCTTTGCAATTGGTGCTCATTCAAAAAGGTATGCCCTGCATGGCGGTAATGATTAACGACGACGTATTCGCACGACTTGTATCCGAGGATGTTAAAAATAAACTTTCCTCGGTTCAGAAGCAATTACTTCTCCAGCCTGAAAACTGGGAAAGATGGAAAGAAGGTCTGCTTCTTTTGATTGAAAACCTTGACATTCAGATTGACGGCATTAAAGATGATGCCGATGCTGATGCTGAGAGGTATTTATCAATGGGCAGAAGTGGTGAACGACTCGCTACTGAAGCGGCTCGCGAATATCAACACAGAATAAAAAAAATTGACAGATTCAAGTTTTATGTCAACCGTCGTCTTGATGAAGTCATGACAATGATTGAAACTGGTGAAGCGGTTTCTTCCGACGGTTGGGATAGGGCTTCATTTCTTGAGAACGCAATTATCAAGCATAAAAATCTATTACGTGAATATGACCTTGAAGAAACATCAATTGACAGGGCTTTATGGGCTGCAGTAAATGGCAGTTGGGAGTTTGATGACGTCAATGAGGGAAATTTATAGTTCCTCGTCTCGTACGGTGGTCAGAAATAAACTAGACTCTGTTCGTGCGTCATAGGTCCAAGAAAAAAGAAGCGGAATACAGGCTCCGTAGGCCACTTGTGGAGAAACTTCTCAACGAAAAACCCCTATGTGAAGCATGCCCAATATTTGCCGAATATGACGAACTCGCAACATATGTACGCCGTTCTTCGCAGGACATCCACGAAATAGTGCGTCGCTCACAGGGTGGCTCCATCCTTGATGAAGACAACCTGATGGCAGTGTGCCGACCGTGCCACACCCGTATAGGAAACTATCCACAACTAGCCTTTGACCTTGGTCTGGCTAAAAGGGGTTGGGAGAAATGAGACTGATGGGTCTTGACCTATCGCTCACCTCAACAGGAATATCCATCAATGGCGTAACTAGCGTTGTTCGCCCCAAGACACGAGGTGCGGAGCGTTTGTCTGACGTTACGAAGGAAGTTTTGCATCAGTGCTTGGAAAACGAAATTTCCTGCGTGGTGATTGAGGGATACTCTTTTGCCTCTCGTAGTGGACAGGCTTTCAGTATCGGAGAACTGGGTGGATGTGTTCGGATGACATTGTTTGAATGCAATATCCCAATTATTGAAGTGCCACCCACGTGTCGTGCAAAGTTTGCAACTGGACGGGGAAACGCATCAAAAGGAGAAGTCATATCTGCTATCTCGGCAAAGACTGGAATTATATTTAGTGGCGCTTCCGGCAACGACGAATGCGATGCATGGGTGCTTGAGCAGATGGCTTTGACTAAAGTAGGATTATCCGCATATCAATGGACTAAAGAACAACTTTCCGCTTTTGAAAAGATAGATTGGTCACCGATGCAAAACTTAATGGAGAAAAATGATTTCGCGAAATAACCCTATTAGTCAGATAGATATTGAACACGAGTTGATGCGACTCCTTGAGATGCTGGAACAAGAAACAGAAGCATTTGAATCGCTTGCAGAAGATTCTGCAAAAAAGGAATCCCTCTACAAAGCCAATTGGGCTAAAGAATATCTTTCGGCAAAAGGTTCCATCAAAGAACGCGAAGCATGGGCAGATTACAAACTTGCTGACGAAAACTTTGATTACAAAATTGCTGAGGCTCTACTGAAGTCCAAGCGTGAGAAACTTCTTTCTCTTCGCACTTCCATTGATGCCATGCGAACACTAAATGCTAACGTGAGAGTTCAGGTAGGACAATGAAAAACGACATTTCTGAAGATTTGAAATCACTTGCTGTTGATATAGATTCACTTGTCCCTTTGGAGAAGAATCCTCGTAAGGGAAACATTGAAGCAATCATGGCTTCCTACGAAGAGTTTGGGCAGATGAAGCCAATAGTGGCGCGACCTAACGACAACGGAACATTTACCGTGATTGCGGGAAACCATCAGTTGGAAGCAGCGAGACGTCTTGGTTGGAGCAAAATTGCCGTTGTTAAAATGGAGGTTGAAAACGACGAAGCAATTGCGTTTGCACTAGCAGACAACAGAACAATGGAATTAGGGCATACAGACCCTTCTCTTCTCAACGACATTGTGATTGACCTGTACGAAGAATACCCAGAACTATTTGAGGGGCTTGGTTGGGATGAGTTTGAGGTGGCGGCGATGGAGGAAACTCAAATTGCATCAGAAATTATTTCCCCTATTGCTGATGCATACTTTACTCCTGTAATGCAGAACCCAGCACCCATCGCTCCTCCCAGTACGCCAATCAATATAAATATTGAAGAATCCGAAGATGGCGTTAGGCGAATTGTTGCTGGCAATGATGTAGACCACAACAAGGTTGCTGTCAGTGGTAGCACTCTTGTTTCTCCTGGTTCTTCTCCTCAGGCAGTGGTTCAGTACACGATTGTTTTTGACAACCCAGACCAACAGCGTAGATGGTATGACTTTGTTAGGTATCTACGCAATGACCCGGGTATTTCGGGAACAACAACAGCAGAAAAGTTAATGGATTTTATTGACATGCACACGGAGGTTTGAGGTGAGCACGGATGAATACAAGAGCCGAATTGATGAAGCACATACTGTCATTGGCGTTACGCTTCAAGACGTTATGGAACAACGAGATTCCCTACTTCGTCAAGTAGAAGAATTGCGGGCAGAAGTTTCACGGTTGTCGCAGATTGCGAAATACTAATGACCAAGCAGAGGATGTTCCTAGACATATCATGTGTTGACGCCGCTCGTCAGCGGATTCGTCACGTCTATGACAATTTTGACACCGTATGCGTACAGTTTTCCGGCGGAAAAGACTCAACTGCTGTTTTGTATCTTGCAAAAGAAATCCATGAAGAACGAGGACTGGGTCCAGTCAAAGTAATTTTTAGAGACCAAGAGATGGTCAGCCCCCTTGTCCATGACTATGTAAACAAAGTCAGACAGTACGACTGGGTTGACATGGAGTGGTATTGCCTTCCGTATCCACAAGAAGTATGGGTTCTTGGGGTCAGAGAAAACATTCTTTCTTGGGATTCGTTCAGAAAACGAGAAGGTCGTCTTGTTAGGGAAATGCCCGAATGGGCAATTCACGCCGGACACTTCGGTCTTCCTGGCGACGAAGTTATGCCAGAAGGCATTGATTACTACACAATGCAGGGCAAGACCGGGAGCATTGCGTTTATTACTGGCGTACGAGCAAACGAATCAATGGTTAGATACAGGTCCCTTGTCCAGAAGGTGCACGAAAACTACATAGTTTCTCCCTACAAAATGAAAAAATCAATACCACTAAAGTTTGCTAAAGTTATTTATGACTGGCAAATGGATGATGTTCTAAAATTCATATCAGAAGAACATAATGCCGAATACTGTGAGTACTACGACCTCGCCGCCATGACTGGCTCAAACACCAGGGTTGGCGTTCCTTTGCACGCAGTGGCTATCAGGCGCATCGGTGACCTCGTTATGACGGAGCCAGGCTTCTACGACACCCTTTGGCAAATATGGCCCAATATTGACGCACAGAGGCGTTGGTGGCCCGATTTTGATATTGAGAAGTTTATTCAGAGTTACGCTGTTGACGGTTTTGAAGGTGCAAAACGCTGCATCAATGAAAACATGCTTGATGAGATTGACAAGCGACGCGCTCGTGCATACACGGCAGATTTTAGAAAAAAACATATCAAGGACCCTTACTCCTACCCGATTAACTGGCTTATCAGAAACTTAATTCTCAATGAAATAACTGTTTCTGCAGCAGCACCAGTGGGACCAAAAACAAAAGCGCATACACTTAGGGCGAAAGCAGCAGAGCAGGAGTTAAATAATGAACAATATTGAGATGGTGCCATTTTCGGACTTACAAGTAGCCCCATTTAAGGCAACTTACATACTGCGGCCCGACCTTCTTGCTCTCTCTAGGTCTTTGATGGATTTGGGTTTTATGCTGCCAATAGTTGTGCAGAAAGACACAAATATTGTGATTGACGGGAACGAACGTCTTTTGCTTGCCACAAAAAACAAGCACGTAAAAAGCACCGTTGGGGACAACTGTCCTGTTCTTTATGTTGAATGCGACAGTCTTGATGCTCAATTTATGCACCTTAGGTTGAATCGTTCTCGGGGTAATCTTGTGGCTAAACCAGTATCAAGCATTATTAGAAACTTAGTTAAGTCAAAAAAGTACTGCAAAGAAGATTTTGAAGAAATTTTGCAAATGCGTCATGATGAATTCCATTTAATGCTTGATGGCTCACTGCTTAAACACCGTAAAATTTCTGAACATAACTATTCCCGTGCTTGGGTTCCAGTTGAAGCGGACCCTAAAGCGACAGAAATACAGGTCGCCATTGAGCGCCCACCAAACGCTGATAGGTGATTAATGGTACAATTTGCCGAGCACCCAATTCAAGGAGTTAAGCAATGGACGTACCAAAAACTGGTTTTTTAAGAAGAACTCTCGGAGCAGAACGCGCCGGTCGTGGTCGCCGCTTTGTCCGTTCACTTGTCCAGGCTGGTCGTAGACGATTCGGCAGAGGCGGTGTCGGTGGCGAGCGTCCTGGAGACATCGTACGAGAAGGTGGCCGTGCCATTTTCCGTCGTGGCCGCCCTGGAAGATAGTTAATAAATCCCCAAGGGGGAAACAATGCTAGTTGAAGTACGAGACCTCGTAACATACATGGATATATCTCTGTCCCTTAGGCAGCAGGATGCTGCTGAAATTGTGCTGTCTGGCCTCCAGAGTGAACTGGAGTCATACCTAAGAAGACCAATTGAGGTAGTTGAGTTTGTTGAGGAATACAAAGTCCCTACGACCCACAACGCCATACCGATGTCTTCATTTTTTTACCAAAGCAGTCTTGAGTCTTCTTTTTACACCGCTAACGGTAACGCAAGTCAATCTTCAATGAACTACGCAATGCCTCCCGAAACCATATACCTACGCAATTCTCCCGTTGCTCGTGTGTTGAGTGTTCAAATACAGAACCAGTGGACAACGCCGACATACCTAGGTGAAGCGGTAAGCAGAGAAGCAACTGTTACCTCGGCGGCAAAGGTTGGAACAAAAATAACTTTCACTGCCGCTAATCACAAATTTACAGTCGGTCAGTATGTGACAGTTACAGGAATTACGCCTATTGGTTACAATGTTCTAAATAAAAAAATTACAGAGGTTACTGCAAACACCTTTGTTGTTGTAGTTGAGGCTGGCGCTTTATCCGCCTATGTTTCTGGTGGATTTGCAGAGGCAATTGGTAGCAACTACACGGTAAGAAGATACGGAATAGACATTTTCAACATTGTTGCTGATGACACTGTAACGATTACTTATGAGGCAGGTTTAGATGGGGATTCAATACCAGTATTCAAACTTTTGATTCTCAGGGCAGCAACTAGGGAAATGCAGAACATGCATGACGACGTTGTCGGTATTAAAGATTTGGAGCCAAGAAATGTCGCTCCACTTGAAACAGGATTTACCGACAGAGAACTGATGTCTGTAAAGAAATACAAACGCTCAAGAGTGGCGTAAGATGCGCGTACGGGTTGAAGTAAACACAAATGATGCTCAGGAACTCTTACAAGACGTAAGGGACAGAGTGGAAGACTTGCGTCCTGTTTTTAGAAGAGCAAAAGAAGACTTATCAGACATCTACACCAAGCATTTTCTTTCTAACGGAAATGGAAAATGGGCTCCATTGGATGCTGAATACGGAGCATGGAAGTCTGTTCGTTTTCCGGGTGCACCAACACTTGTTAGGTCTGGTGGACTGTTCAAGAGTATTGAAACATTTTCAGTTAGTGAAATAAACCGTCAATCAGCAAGGTTTGGAACCGACGCACCGGTTGCAAGATTTCACCAATATGGAACATGGAGCATGCCAAAACGTGAAATCATCTTTGAGCCACCGATGTTTGCAAAGAAACTGGCTAAAGACGCTGAGCGATACATTGCCGAGGGTAACTAATGGAACTAATGTACGGTGCCCAATTTGCCAAGGATTATGTTAATTCTTATCTCAGTGATGATATTCCTATAAGAATTATTGACTACAGAAACGGCTGGAATGCTGACGACGAGCAACTACCAACACCTGTCAAGTTTCTTACCTATGAGCCAATCGCCCTTGATGAATGGCCGACGATAATAACGGTCGTCATGTCAACCAACAGGATTGAAAGAATTGGCTACTCCAACTCTAATCCGCTCTACAGGGTTAACTACACAATGCGCACCTATGTATGGGTTAGGGATGTTGGTTCTGCAGAAACAACCCTAATGAGAGACAGGTTTACGACGGTTGTCAGGTCGGCCCTCCTTGACTACCCATGTCTTAAAGCAACGGACCCACAGGAAACATTCCGCATACAGATAGACGAAGGGTCAATGCAGGAGCAGTTCTCTGATTTAACACTTCTCAAGGGCGACAGAGTTCTTGCTGGAGCATACATGTCTTATGACTTATCTATTGACGAAGTTGTTGACAGAAGACCACTTGCTGCGGCGCTGCCTATTGAGATTGAATTTAGCAATCTAGACAGAACGCCGTAAATAGTGATGTACACTAATTAAAGTTAATCAGGAGCAAAAATGACCCATTCGCACAAAGTTGAAAAAATCAAAGGCCAATCCGACTTTGAAAATGACGGCTCTGGACATATTGTTGTCAAGAATATTTCCGGAAGAAATATAACCATTGGTTTACCCCCTGTTTTACTGTATCCAGAGGACGAAGCATTCTCCTGTAACGACAATCCAGATGTTCTTTCTGCCATAAAGTCTTACAAACTTGAAATTGTCAAGACGGAAGAAGCAAAAGAAAAACCCAAAAAAACAAAAATTGAAGAAACAAAAGTTGAAAAAGTAAAAGAAGAAACTTTAACAACAGTTGCAGATTCTACTGAGCAAGTTTCGGTACAATTAGACTTGCCAGACGACAGTAAGACGCTTAACAGCGACGAACTTTAAGACACGGAGAGAGGTCACATGCCAGGCGTAACAATTACTACAGCAGTTAGAACAGGTCCTACAAGTACGACGGTGCGCGCTTCGTCGCAGGCGTTCTTTGTTGGACTTGCTCAGCGTGGTCCTTCCGATGAAGCAGTTCTCGTAACAAGCCTCGCAGAGTTTGAAGAGACATTTGGTGGATATGTAACATATGCATACCTTCACCCAACAGTCCAAACTTTCTTTGAAGAGGGTGGCACACAGTGCTATGTAGCAAGAGTTGTTGGCCCTGCAGCCACGACAGCAACCAACCTGCTCAACGTGGGCGGTGCTGGCGGTGCTGACTGTATCCGCCTTGTAGCAAACGGTCCTGGCGACTGGGCACATGACATGGACATTGAAGTTGTCGCTTCTGGAGCAAGCAAGAATATTAAGTTGTACTACAACGATGAACTTGTTTACGCAACAGGACTCAAGACGACCTCAACCGCACTCGTTACCGCAATTAACGGAAGTGCAATCGCTTCAAAGTACATGTCAGCAACAAAGTTGACAGACGGAATGCCAGAAGTCAGTGCAGCAACAGCATTTGGTGCTGGAACATTTACTGTTGGTTCTGACGACAGAACAGATAACACTGTTGACACTTCGTTCACTGCTTTTTCTGCTGCTCTTGAGTTGTTCAACGATTCTTTTGGACCTGGTGCAGTTTCTTGCCCAGAAACCCACGCAATCAACGCAGACCTTATTGCTCACGCAAATACATACAACAGAATCGCACTATGCCACCTCGCAGAAGCAGCAACTGGAATCACTGCAGCGGCGGCATCACTTGCTGCTGAAACAGGTTCTGAGCATGCCGCTCTCTACTATCCTTGGGTTTACGTCCCAACAGAAGTTGCTGGTGTAACAAGGCTGATTCCGCCAGATGGTTACGCTGCTGGAAAGCGTGCACTTGCACACAACCAGACTGGCCCTCATCAGCCAGCCGCTGGCCTTATTTCTGCCGCTCGTTTTGTTACTGGCGTTGAAGTTGATGTCAACAGAACTCTTGGAGACTCTCTTGATGCCGACTACGTAAACGCAATCAGAATTATTGCCAACACGGTAAGAGTGTACGGAGCGCGTTCTCTTTCACTAGACACGGAAAACTTTAGATTCATCACGACTCAAGACACTGTAAACAGCGTTGTCGCTGAGGCTAACGCCTCAATGGAAGACCTAATCTTCGCTGTTGTTGATGGTCGCGGCGGTCTGTTCTCCTCAATTGAGGGAAGACTGACAGGAATCTGTGAAAGAATGAAGTCCATCGGTGCACTGTACGAAGCATACGACGCCAACGGAAAACTTATTGACCCTGGCTACTCGGTCAAGTGCGACACTTCAATCAACACTACTGCACAACTTGCAGGAGGAACAGTGAAAGCGCAACTTGGTGTACGAGTTTCGCCAATCGGTGACAAGATTGAAGTCACAATTGTCAAATCAAATCTAACATCAACTGTTACAGTATAATCAGGAGTAAGCGATGGCTAAAGTATCACAGAGGCAAATCCTCGCAGAAATCGCCCCAGTTGGCGCTACGTCACCAAAATGGACAGGTTTCAGATTTGCGCAGGTTTCGGGTGGCGAAATTACGGCGTCCGTTGAGAAAATCTACCCAGGTGGAGCAAAGTTCCCTGAAGTTCTTTGCGCACCCGCAGAGATTGGTGACATCACGCTTACCGCTCACTACGATGACGACAGAGTGGCTTCAGATACCCAAACAGGTATTGCAGCCAAAATTAAGACACTGAGACCACTCATTGGTCGCGTGTACTACGACATCACCGTAACAACCTACGACTGCGACATCGTCGTTCAGGGTCTTGACCGCACCTATGCAAATTGCTTGCTTGTGGGAATGACCGAGCCAGACGGTGACTCATCATCTGGTGCTCCAGCAACGTTTGCCCTTACGTTCGCTGTTCAAGGCGTTGTATAAAAATTAAATAAACGTTTTACAGCCTAGTTGCACCGCTCATCTGATGTTGTGCTAATGTGCTGTTATGACAGAAAACAACTCCCTTTATACCGAGCCTGATTCACCAAAAAAGGCTGAGCCAAAGACTCCATCAATTCAAAAGATTGAAGAACCAAATGTTCTTTCACGACTTAAAGACGTGATTCAGAAGAAGGTTGAAAGACCAGTCGTTCGTCTTGACGTACCAGAACGTCCAGGCGTTTCTTTGCGAATTAGTCCAAACATCACACAGCATCAGTTGCGTCAGTGGCGTAAGAACTCCGGAGAAGACACCAAGGCAGGAATGGACTCAATTAAGTTCTCCTGCTACGTAATCGGAAGCACGACTGTTGGCATTGTTTTTGATGGCGAAGAAGTTTACGACGAGAATGGTTACACGCTCAACTTTGCGGCTGCTGACATCCTTGCAATGACAGACACAACCAGACCAATCCCAGAAGCAGTTCGTGCGTTCTTTGGCGTTGACCCTCACCTAGAAGCCGCTGCGTTGGCAATTCTTGACGCTGCCGGTTATTCGGATACAATTGACACCTCGGACCCTACGACGGAGTCTTCGGGGAGTTAGTAAATGACCCCCTAATCGTCTCTGCTGCGCGATTAGGTGAACTGTTTGGAACAGACCCCGTAAGACTCCTTGATTGTAGCGATGATGAATGGTTGATACGCCTTGCTTGTGCTAAGGTTGTATCTAACGACCGTGAAGAACAACAAAAAGCGCAAAAAGCGTAAAAATCTGTGGTCGCTCATGTAATTCTGGAGTAGCACATGGCTGAAGCGAAAATTGAACTACAGATTGATGTAGACGGTGCGGCTAGGGCTAAAGCGCAACTCAAAAGCGTTGAGAATTCTGTTGGCAAACTTGAAAGAAGAATCAACAAGATTGGTTCTGGCCTTGCGTCAAGTACTGGCGGAGGAGGCGGAGCAGGTGGTGGCAGTGCAATCACTAAAACCCTCGTCAAATGGAAACGCTCGTTTGACCAATTTGACAAAGCAATCAAGATGGTTGGAACTGTCGGGTTAAAAGGTTTAAGCCTGTCTCTAAAGGGTGCCACAATAGAAATGGCACTAATGGGCGCTGCAATGTTGGGAGTCCATGCTGCATTTGTTTTGGGCAATGGGGCTATGAAACTCATGAAGTCTACCTTGGGTCCACTTGCCGCTGGCATGACCGCTGTCGTGGCTGCTGCGGCTGCTGCGGCTGCTGCAATACGTGAACAACAAGCGGCGATGTTTGCATACAAAACAACCAGCAAAGGTCAGTTTGGTTCTAGTCTCAATCAAACAAGACAGGTTATGCGTGGCCTTCACGCTGACGTGGACCTCGCCTCTGTCGGCGTAGAGAACCTAAACACCGCTTTTGCAACTATCTCCAAAACTTCAACCTTCACAGGAAAGAGCCAAGGGCTACTTAAAGGCCTCATGGACTTTGCTTCGGCGGGTCAACCAATTGAAGAAGGAATCAAAAAAGCAGCAGACTTGGTTGCACTTCTTCAGGATTCAAAGAAGTCATTTTCTGAAGCGAAAACTTCTGCACAGCAGTTGTTCCCAGACAAAAAAGCAGTTGACAAAGCGTTTAAAGACTTAAAAATTAATAACAAAAAATCTCTTGAGGCGGCAATAACGTCTGGTGAACTCGCAAAGGCTGCCGGTCTTGAAGGACAGTTTGAAGCGGTTTCCGGAACACTGATTAATAAACTAAAAGGATATTTTAATCTCCTTAAAGTTCAATTTGGAGATATGGGTCAACCACTCCTAGAGCCAATTAAAAAATCAATGTTTGATATTTTTAAGATTCTTAGTCGTGGATTTGCAAAGATTTCGGGCAGTACACAAAGATTCGGCATGACATCAATGCTTGATGGTCTTGTAGGCATGGTACAAAAACTTACAGACCTTTCGGTTAACTTGATTAACGAAAACCTTGGAACCGTTACCGGAATGTTTGAAAGAATGGCTTCATGGTGGAAAGAGTTTAAATACGGCTGGGATGCCACGCTTGACAAACTAAGGCCATTCATAGAGGGTGCGCGTGTAATTGAAAGCATGTTTGGCGCAATTTGGGTGCATGTTAAAAATATTGCCGCATCAAGTTTTGGGCAGTTCAACGATTGGCTAGTAAATAACAAAGCAACCGTGATTGAGTTCGGAGACAGAATTGGTGAACTCATTGGTGAAATAATGAAGTTTCAAGCAGAAATGAAAAAGTTGCTACAGGATTTAATGCCATTTATCAACGATGTTGTCAATGGTATTTCTGCAATGGTCAGCCAAATGACAAGTTTCATAAAAGGTATGCGGTCATTGAGTGGCGGGGGAACCGTAGGAGCACTCGCAACGCTCCTTGCTGTTCGTGGTGGATTAAATGCAATGAAAAACACCAAGGGCGGAATGATTGCAAGCGCTGTTACAAAAAACGCAACCATCAATGCCCCCAATGCAACAATCGTTACTAGCGGAACACCTGGAGGTCACGCCCCAGGAGGCGGAAGAGGTGGAGTAACCGGTGGTGGTTCGTTAGGAACAACTGGAGCGTACTACGGAACTGGTGCTCCTGTTTATCCTGGTGGTGGTTTTTCTTCAAGAACAGGTGGACCCGGTGGTCCGATGGGTCCTGGCGGTCGTCCTGCTTTCGGAAATGCTCTAGGTCCCAGCGCTCTAGGAAGAGTGGGATTCACTGGTCCTGTTGGTCCATCGTCTCCACTTGGTGGAAGGATGGCAGTTCCTTCCGGAACATACAGTTCACAACAAACATCTCCAAGCGGAAACATAATTTACAACTCGCGTGATTACAGAGTTGCCGCTTCAAAATTTAAAAATCCTAAATTGGCCATGCTTTCAACTCTTGCAAGACAGGCTTCATACAACACTTTTACTGCGGATGCCGAAGACCCCAAGGGTGAAAAAGCACTAAGCAATAAAATGAACCGAACTAACAAAAAAGGTGAATTAACCACAAGAGCAAAACTAGCAAGAAGAACAGCGGCGCAACGTGCTGCTCGTTCTGGAGACAGACAGTCCAAGGGCTATAAAAGAATGGAAAAGTTCCAAGGTTCGGCTACCGCAAAAATGGGCGTTGGTCTTGCCCTTGGTGCAATGTCACAATTTGCACCAGAAGAGGCACAGGGTGCGCTTGCTTTAGGTGGTGCCGTAGGTTCAGTTAACCCACTTGCAGGTGTTGCTGTAGCGGGTCTTGGAACTGCATTTAAATCAAGAACAGCAACAGGCGGTGCGGTTAGTGGTCTTGCTGGAGGTGCTGCTGCCGGTGCACTGATTGGCACAATGGGCGGTCCTCTCGGAATGGCGGCAGGTGCAATTATTGGTGGTCTTATTGGTTCTGTTTCTGGCGCAATTATGGGAACTCTCAATAAGAAAAAACTAGAAGTTAAAGCATCAAAAAAGGCTGCTGGTGAAGCAGTACAGAGCATTATTAATAACTCACTTTCTTTTACCCTTGATGCCGTGCGCAAAGAAACTGGGGTTGGCAGAAGCGCAACCAGAGACGCTTTTGGAACTGCAGCAAAATATAGTAAAAGACTTTCCGAGGACACGGCTGGTGTTCCACTAAATAGAAAGAACTACGCTGGAATAGTTCCAGACGTCTTGAATCGTGGTGCCACTGGTGGGCAACTTGGTTTAGCGTTTGAAAGCGCAACCGGAAAAAGAATGCCCAAGTTGATTAGGAAACTTGTTGGCGGTGCAACTCAAAACATGGACATAATAGGAAACGTCACTGCTGGTATTGTTTCCAAACTTGGTGGCAAGAGTCTTTTGGACAACAGGGTTTTAAACCCTCTTGGATATGGAACTAATAATAAAAAAGATGTTGATAGACAAAAACAAGAATCAAAACTGAGCAACATATTTAGAAACCAATCAAAGTATGGTCTTACATATTCTGCGGAACAGCAGAAAGACATGATGAAGAAGCCTGGGGAGGCTT